GAGCCTCCCGAGGACGCTATCGGGTTCGGAGACGAATTCATCGACATTATGGCAACTTTTCTTCAGGAAACTGATTGCCGTCAGTGGTCGATTGAGGAAGTCAACGAGCACCAAAAGGCGAACAAGGCGAGGCTTCGTAAGAACCAGCAGGTTCAGGGAGGTATTGTCAACGTGGCGAATCCCAACGACGACGCAGCACCAAAGCGTCTGACCACGAAGACTTTCATCAAACCTGAGGCTCGTAATAAGGCCCGTACCATCTTCGAAGTACCATCTGCTCATTCTCTCGAGGCATCTACATGGTCTCTGCCGCTTGCGGCAGCCATTAAGTTGAATTGGAAGAATTTTGAGTGGTTTATTCCGGGGAGGAACGGCCAGGCTACGGCAACTGCGGTCGTCCGGTTCTGTAAGTATTCCCACAAGCGGGTCCAGGGCGGAGTCCATTCGTACGACATTGTGTCGATGGATGGATCATACCCCTGGATCGGCCGACGGGCTATGGTCAGACTGCTGACGAGGGTGTTCAAGATGGAGCAGGCTGCGGCAACCGTCATTGCGGAGGCATATTGTAAGATCTTCGCTTCGAAAGAAGCGTTTGACAACTTTATGTCTAACATGTCGGGTTCGCCGTGGACCACGCTCCTGAATACCATCCTCTGTGCGATGTGTCAGTACATCGCGCTCCGCCGGATGAGCTTCACCAAACAGGAGGCTTGGGAATTAATCGGTCCCTGCTCCGGTGACGACGGGCTTTGTATCGCGAGCCTAAAGGAGCCCCTAACGCAGGTCTTTAAAGAGATCGGGATGAAGGTGAAGTGGGAGGAGAAACCTCCCGCTTATCCCGATTACTGCGTTTTCCTAAATCGCGTATTTCCAAATGCATTGGGTTGCCAGAGCTCAATGCCGAATGTGGACCGCTTCCTTAGAACACTTAATACTTCAGTGGGCGAGAGGGGGCTGCTCCCCGACCGATTGGCCGGTTGGAGGGCATCGGATCCCGACCAACCCATCATCAAAACCGTTACGGAGGCTTACGAACGGATCTTTGGGGTGGTTATTCCAGAGCCAGAAGCTATCTCACTGAGTGATCGTGGTTTGAGTTTCAAACTCAGCGACGGCGCTTGGCCGTACTCAAAGGAGGACAAGCACATATGTTTCGACGCATGTGCTTTCGCCCTCGGTTGGGACGGAGAAAAGCTTGAGGCCTGGGTCGAGGCGTTAGGGCGCGCTAAGACGGTCGAGGAATTTCGAGCGTGCTACATCCGCGACATGGCTACGAAACCTCTCCCAGATGGGTTCGAGCACGTGACGTACACTCCGCGCAATGAGAAAAAGATTCGTGAGGAAATCAGGAATCCGAAGTATCAGCGCAAGGGTCGTCCAAAGAGCTCAGATCCACCTGTGGTAGACATTTAGTACCCCAGTTGCGGCTCAGTCCGAGATGACAGTAAACTACAGGGGGGGTCAGAAAACTTACTGACTTAACAACATCACTCTTAATGGCTAAAACCAAGGCAAAGAAACCAGGTAAAGGCAAGAAGCGAGCAGCAGGGATGCAGAAG